CAACCCTGTGTCCCGAACAAAACGGGCAGTTGTTTCCTGCCAAAATTGCATCCCAAGTTGCATCGGATATTTCGAGACATTTTCTATCGGAACATTTGAAGAAAAGTTTCTTTTCACTTCCGTTATAAATATTATTTTTACACAAACGAAACTTTTTACCATTTAATTTCAACCATCTTGAGATATTTTTTAAACTGTGAGGATTAGAAACGCCAACAAAGTAAGGTTTATGCTTTCTGAGATTCTTTAGTGCTGAAACATATAAGTATCCATCTTTGTCCATAAACTCAACCATTCTAACCTTACTCTTGTTTAAATGTTCGCTCAAAAAATGATAGCCCAAATATTCCACTTCGCTTTTTATTTCTTGAAATGTCTTCTTCATCAAATCCCCAATTGTCTCATACAATCGTTTATATAAATTGTAATTTCATCTTCTGTAATCTCCCAACTTGGCGATTTATTTTCGACAATATAATCAAAATAAAACATATCGAGAATCTTCTTATATTCATTACTTACTAATAAAATAGAAAAATCATCTAAATCGAAAAAATCAGATAAGATTGAGATAGAAAGGTTGTAAGGTAGGATGCCGTCATACCCCCAATTGAATTTCAAAAATTTACTCTTGGAACTCGGAGAAATCCAAGCACTTTTCAATTCTTTATTATTAGTATAAACAATTGAAATTGGAGTTTTGAAATCAGTTATAAGTCTGGTTGGCGTGTTATACTTTATTGATTTTTTAGCACTATATATTTTCACTATTATATTATCCTTCCTTTAGTTTTTTATCTTCCCATTCTGCTTGACCTATTCTAAAAATAACACCGTCCGCATTTAATTTCATTTTATCGAAATTTACAAATATTGATTTTGTATCTGGGTTATCTTGATAAAAACTTATATCCAATATCAAAGGTCTTTTCAAACATCCTCCTTCTGAAATTAAACGAAAACAGACTCAATCGTAGTGATTAAGTCTGTTTCAAATATTTCCCCCGTTTGGGAAAAAGATGTATTGTTCTTGCCCCCGAACAATTGCGTTAGAATTTCCCCATGAAAAATTGTAAGAATAAAATAATAATTATTTACAATCTAATTTTTATAGCCTTTGCTTCACTCTTGTCTAAAAGATTTTTCTTTCCTCTATGAAGCGATCCACAATTTTCACAGCGGTATTTATCATACTTAGCCTGATTAGTATACCAGTATCCCTCTGTTTTGAAACTCTTGCAACCGCAATGGCAGGACTTTGATAAGCTATCTTGATATGTTCCAAAATTAGGAATTGAGTTGTTTACATATGGTTGTATTTTCCAGAATGGGAAGATAAAAAACTAAAGGAATATTTAGATGCCTCCAGCAATGTAGGAATTTTAACTGGTGGATATTGGTATTACGACAATAGATACTCGCCAGAAAAACAAGCTGACTTGTGTTCATCCATAGTTGATAAATACAGTATAAAATTTAATCTTCCTTTGTTTGCGGATTTTGAAGATAGAAGAAATTCTTATTTTTCTGGTTGGAACAATTGGTATCGATTTATGGAAAGATTGAAATACAATCTCCCAGACGTTAAAATCGGTGTATATACAGGATATTATTATTGGCTTGAGTTCTGCCCAAAAGAGAAGTCCCAAAGAGATTATTTTGGAAAATTTCCATTATGGATAGCTCAGTATCCATACGATAGACACGTTGATTCCAGTTTTTATTCAAATCCAAAAATACCAGAAAACACTTGGAAAGATTGGGTTTTTTGGCAGGTTTCAGATAGAGGCGACGGTCATCACTTTGGAGTAGAGTCCAGCAGAGTTGATGTCAACTATTTTAATGGTACTTTTGAGGATTTTGAAAGAAGTTTTGGAAAAGTAGAGGAAACACCTGAAGAAACAAAAATAAATTATTTAAATGAAAAGTATTTCATTATAAATTATAAAAATAAGAAAGTGCTTTTAAAGTGAAAATAAAAGAACCATTGATTATTTTATATGATAGTTTATGCGAAGAATATAAAATTCTTGAAAAAAACTATGTTAATAACCCAACCCCTCAAAAGAGAAAAATAGTAAATCTGTTGAGGTCGAAAATATATGAAATTGATAAAGTATTACAGGAGATGTAAATATGATTAAAGGATATGTAACGGCTAGTGTAAACGTTAGAAATAAACCGGACGAAAAACTTTCAGGAATAACTCTTATTGGTTCTATTTCACCCAACGGAAGTTTTGAAGGATCAACAATTGTAAATGATGGATTAGGCAAAAAGTGGATAAAACTTTCTAGAATAAACGGTATTTTAATTTCGGATTCTAGATATATAGCCGCCTACTTAAGTACAGTAAAATACGAAATTGTCCCAGACGAAATTCCTCCAGTTATAGAAGATTTGGGAGTACCTGATAGAATTACTACAATAGAAGAGTTTACACTAGAAGATGGTTCAATTAAAAAAAGAACTATCGTATGGAATAATCCTCAAGTTACGGAGGAATAGAAAATGGGAAGAAAGCTGGTTTTAGATTACCCAAATTCTAAAAACGTATCTTATATAAATGGTTTCGATAAGTCTAAATATAATAGATTAGATGAAAATTTAAAAGTACCTTTAGACGGAAAGTTTATTCAATTGAAACATTGGGACGAATTAGTTGGCGGCGGTGACAATAAAAACGAATTCCCTGAAATGTTTATTCCAAGTAGGGGATTATTATCAAAAGACCCAAATGGAAGATTTTATGACTATGTTGAAATGCCCGAATCTTGGCAATGGTTTTTCTGGAATTTTTGGGATTGGGCTAGTCAAGGTGTTTTACCAAAGGGTAAGATAGAATCTTTTTATACTAGACCAAATAACGAAAGAGTTTTTGCAAAAACAACTCCGGGCAGTTTGACTTATGTATATGTAGATATGGTTGAAGCCCATAGAGCATTTACTGAAGCAGGGTCGCCGGAGGCGGGTAATAAAGATGTTGTCACCGGAAGAAATCTTGGTGCAAAAAAATCTTATCAATGGTTGTTTAATCCAACATGCGGGGCAATGCTAAAAGTAACAAGAGATATGGGTAAGTACTACGAGGTTGAAGCATTGGATGTTTTAAAACCGCCCCCATCCATTCAGTATGTCGTCGAAAGACCTTGGTTGTATTTTTGGTGTACTCAATGGGGAAAATATACGGGATCAACAAGATTTCCTCAAATAAAAAACGCTAATGAGGTAAATGGTCTTCCCTCTGCTGGGATTCCTTCACCGTTGATGTCAAAGGGTGGTCGTCTTATGATATTAAAAGAGTCTTGTAACTTAATGACCAACGGTTCGCCTTGGACACCGTACAAATCGCCAAAGTAAATAAAATATAACTTTTATTCATATCATCATGCATACAAATTCAATGTTTTGTATGCATGATGACGATCATAATGTATAGAAAATCGCTGGAGTCGCATAGTTTGGTCGATTGCGCCCGCCTTGTAAGCGGGATACCATCGTGAGTTCAAATCTCACCTCTAGCTCTAGGAAAAAAGATAGACTAAGATCGCAACTTAGTTGATAAGTGAGTCTCCACACTTCTTTTTTCTTATTTTATCGGAGAACATAGGAGAGGAGAATATGGTTAAGACCAGAAGGCTTAAGGAAATTATTAATGAGGAAGCGGTTATTCCTCAAGATTACTGCCATTGTCGCCGCTGTCAAAAGGTGAAGAGATCATCGTTCTTTTTTAAAGCGGTAGATTTAGAGATTGACAAAAATGGATTTTTCAGCATTTGCAAAGAGTGTACAGACGAGCTATATAAAAAAGCATTGGAAATCGAATACGGATCAGTCCAAAAGGCTGTTCTCTATATGTGCCGAAAACTAAATGTTAAATATGATGATGCCGCAATCGAAGCGGCTACGAAACAGATTCAATCAAGCAATTGGAATGCAGATAAATTCTTTGGAGTTTATAGAGCAAAATTATTGGCTGTTGGAAAATCAAAGTTCGGTGATTCTACTGGATTGGAATACGAAGATAACCCTACAATTATTATAAACGAAGAATATGAAGAGGGTAATCAAGATTCATTTTCAGAAGAAGACTTAGACAGACTAAAATCATTTTGGGGTTCTACTTTTGCAAGTGAAGATATATCCATGTTGGAAGGAAAATATATGAGATGGTCGGAAAGCCATTCCATTAACACAGAAAGCGAAAGAGTCCTTCTCAAATTAATTTGTATAAAAGAACTAGAAATTGACAAAGCCATTGCCAACAATTCAAGTTCAACTGTTTTACTAAAAGAGTTTCAAGAACTTTTGAAAACATCGGGTCTCAATCCATCATCGGCTGTTGCGGCTGGAACAAACAAGTCCCAAGAGACTTGGGGAAATTTTGTAAAAATGGTTGAGGAAACAGAACCAGCAGAGTTTTATAAAGACGACTCTTTATTCAAGGATTTTGACAATATAAATGAATATTGGCAAAAGTTCGTTGTTCGATCAATCAAGAACTTTATAACAGGATCAAAAGATTTTAATTTGGAAAGTTCAGCAGACGATTATGAGGACGACGACTTTACAGATGAGGAGCCGGTAGTTCCCTTGGAATACAGCGTAGATAACGCTGAAGTAGAGGAGAACAATGGCGACACATAAAGCATATAGGAGAGAAGAAAATAAATCAGCTAAGGGAAATATCTTCAAGCAAAAGAAAGCACGAACAGTTAAGGAATTGTCAGATGATAGAAAACAAAAAATAATTCTTTGGAACACATTCTTTAGAAGAAACCCTAACAGATTTATAACTTCCTACCTGCAAATTAAATTGCATCCTTATCAGAAGTTGATGATATGGATGTTACAGAGATCAAAACTTGGATATATTGTCGCGTCGAGAGCAACCGCCAAATCCTTTATCATTGGATTGTGGGCAATTGTTTTGGCTATTCTTTATCCAAACATCATAGTTGTCATAGCTAGTAAGACACTATCTCAAAGTGGGAACGTCATCAAAGAAAAAATAAAATATTTCTATGATAATTATCCTAACGTAAGAAGAGAAATATCTAGTATAACAACAAATCCAAATCTTTATGAATGTTTATTTCATAATGGAAGTGCCATACGAGCAGTTGTAAGTAATGAAAATTCAAGATCGAAGAGATGTAATTATCTAATTTTGGATGAGTCTCGTATTGTGCCTAAAGATATTCTAGACTCGGTTTTGATACCGTTCTTATTTCAAAGAACACCTCCTTACCGTCTTTTACCTGAATATCAGAATGATGAAAGACTTAAAGAAAACGGTATTATCTCTTATATAACCTCGTGCGGGTGGAAGCAAGAATATTGGTTTGAAATGGTCAAGAAGACAATTAAGAGAATGTTATCAGGTGACGAAACGGCAAATTTCTTAGCTCTTGACTATATGCTTACGATATTTCATAATATCAAAAGTAAAGAAATGATTGAAAATGAAACTGCTGATATGGATGAAATTACGAAGCAGACAGAATATCAAAATATTCCTGCGGGCAGTTCTTCTAAATCTTATTATAAATCCAATATGTTTCCAAGAAATATGAAGCGAGCTTTCTATCCTCAAAGGGTTGAAAATTTCCAAAAGAAAAACCCCTATGATATAAAAAAGATAGAAGGTGAAGTTAGAATTCTTTCTATGGATGTTAGCACAAGAGCGAATAAGAATAACGATCAAAGTGCCATCGGAATAGTTAGGCTTCTTCCTACGTCGAAAGGATTTTCTCGGCATTTAGTTTACTTGGAAGTTTCCAAAGGTCAATCTACTGTGAGTCAAGCCTTACACGTTAAAAGATTGTGTGACGATGCTCAAGTAGATTATGTTGTTCTCGATCTTCAGCAAGCGGGTATCGCTATTTATGATAGTTTATCCCAAACAACAATAGATGAGGTTAGAGGTAAAACATACGAAGGATTTACAGTGATGTCTCATTATTCATTGGATGACAAACTAATCTTAGAATTAAGAGAGAGAACTCTTTCCCCAAATGCAAAACCGATGATTTATCCGATTCTAGCGTCACAAAGATTAAATAATGATATAGCAGTTTCATTTAGAACATCCCTACAAAAGAAACTTTGGAACTTTCTTATATCAGAATCAGAGGCGGAAGATCATCTGATTAAAAACAGCAAAGAATTTATTGCAGATATGGATGACCCCCAAGCAAGAGCAATATGGTTAGCACCTTATTTAAATACTGACTTTTTAATTACAGAGTCCATTAATCTAGAATTAAATTTAATCAATGGAATTATCAAATTAACAGAGCCCGCTGGAGCATTAAAGGATCGTTATAGTATGATTTCTTACGGCAATTGGTTTATATCGTTTCTTGATAAGGATTTAATTAAAGAAGGCGACAACACAAGTGACTGGGAAGCCATTCTCGCAGTATCAAATGTGATGTGATAATCATAAAGGCTAGATAGCGCAATCGAAAAGGATATTCCGAATCCCTGCCTTTATTTATCTTAATCGGAACTATTTACGGAAAATAGGAGAAAATATGAACGAGTGGGATGAAAGATCAATAAAAGAAATAGTCAGCAAAAGAGGATTCATTCTTTTGTCTCAATATTTGAAAAACGGAAATACTAGAAGAATCTATATAGAAGACCAATTTGGATACAGATATGATATTAGACTTCAACACTTTATAGAAAGACCAAATGCTAATTGGAATATTACAGACCCAAGAAGACCGGAAATTTCTTTGTATAATATTTCAAGATGGCTTAAAATAAATAATAAAAGTATTGCATTGAGTGAAAACAATCAATATTTGGGAAATTCTAATGAGATGGAATTTTATTGCTTAGAACCAGATTGCGGTTTAAAATTTTATACAAGGTGGGTAACATTGTATGTTGGCAAAGGTGGATGTTCATATTGTTCTGGAAGAAAATTGTCCAATAAGAATAGGCTTTCAGTTCTGTATCCAGAAATAGCTAAAGAGTGGGATTACCAAAGTAATGATGATACTCCAGAAGATGTCTCATTTGGATTGGGAGAAAGCAGATGGTGGATATGCCAAAATGGACACGGAAAATACTCTGCGTCTATAAAGAATAGAACAAAAAATAAAAGTGGTTGCCCGAAATGTTCTTTCTCTAAGGGAGAAAAGGAAGTACTTGATTTTTTAGTCAAATGGAAAATAGAAACAGTTACTCAAAAAAGGTTTTCTAATTGTGTCAATATTTCAGAACTGCCATTTGATTTTTATTTACCAGATAAAAATACATGTATCGAATTCGATGGCGAACAACATCACAACCCTAAAAGTTTTTTTGGTGGTGAAAGTGGTTTTATCGATAGGGAGAAAAAAGATATGATAAAGACTAAATTTTGTGTGAGTGCTGGAATCAAGTTAGTAAGAATAAATAAAAACAATATTTTAAATTTTAATCAAATAATATGACACATTAGATTTCCAAAACAGAAAAGTTAAGAGTTGTAACAAGGAGGGATTTATCTCTTGCTGTAGGTGCTGTGCAAAGTGCTCATGCGGCAATCGATTTTCAACATCAGCACCCAGCTGAAGCAAGTGAATGGCACAAGAATTCAAATTATTTAGTATTTTTAACGACAGATGATGAATCGTCATTGATTCGTCTAATCACCAAGGCAATTCTGCATGGTATCAAGCACACTATTTTCCGTGAACCTTTTGATTCTTTACAAACTGGACAGCCGCTACCATTCATATGGTGTGACGGTAATTGTTCAAATGTCCCATGTATTGGACAATCTATTCTTATTTTCGTTTTTTTATTCACATATGTACTTGCAGAATAAATATAATAATCACCATGTACTTCGTTTGCTCTAGCTAAAAACATATTTAATGATAGAAAATTACCACTACAGGTTGGGCAACCAGAACCATTAACATGATGATTTGGTAGTTGTTTAAATATACCATGATGCTTGCATAATATCTCTATATTAATTCTATTATTCACGTAATTAACCAATGAATAATCATATTTATTATTGTGAACCAATTTAGCTTTATTGATAAAACCATCTAAGGTATTTCTACAATTCATCCCTCTAATCTGATATGAACACGCTCTACAACCATTACCACGTAAATGTAGTTTAGGTTCTTGCTCAAAGACACCATGAGTCTTGCAAATTATTTTAACTGGGGTTGTATTATTGACGTATTCAACAAGTGAATAGTCGTAAGATATGTTGTGAATTAATTCAAATTCACAAATTAATGATGACTGTGATTTCTTAGTTGGCATATAATATAAATATGCTGTAGAATTGAAAAGTGCCAACTGTGTGGCTTGAGTACCTAAAGATAGGTCTCGTCTTGTTACTACTCTTAATTTTTCTTTGTTAGAAATCTAGTGTGTCATCTTGTTTGTTTTTATATTAATAAATATGTCTTATTTCTTAAAAATTCATTTTGTGACCCTGACAGGAGTCGAACCTGCGATTTTACGAGTTTAGAAGTCGTTGCTTTGGGCCTCTCAGCCACAGGGCCAGTCGTTTCGCTTTTGTTACACAAATATAGAACTTATTTCTGAAACCACCAAATTTATTTTGTCAAAATTTCAATTATTTTTTTATGACTCAACCCATCCTTGAATCCAACAGTAACATCCTTAACTCTCAATTTACCATCTTCAGGGACTAAGGTAAAGATAATTGGTTCTTGCCAATCACCACCAGCAGTCATCACCATTTCTTTATCAGTTAAAGAGATTATCTCCCAATTTTCAAGGTCTACACCTTCTTCTTCATCCCCTTCACCAACTGTTGGCCAATTGATTACCACTTCACCAAGTTCGTAAATATCTAGGTCTCCATCTTCATCTATTATTACGTCTTTAAGTATTTCTATTACTGAATTTTTCATAAACAAATATACTAAGATTATTCATAAATGTCAAGTAAATAGATAAAAAAAATCCCCAACACAAGGTTGGGGATTATAAATATATTCTTCTTACTTTAGTTCTTTTGGTTGGTCATATCCAATGCGAGGTCTCTCATGGCTTTTACACTAAGAGCTTCCATCATTTGGGTTGCGGCATTACCACCACCCACTCCATTACCCATCATTACAC